CCGGCTGAAGTCCACAAAAAAGATCGATCCTATCGTAGCGATGACGATGGGCGCGGGCGTCATGGGACGGCTGGCGCCGAAGGGGAACCTGGACGATATGCTGGCGAACCTGTTGGTGCTGTAAAGGACTGTGCGGAATGTAGTACAATCGAAGGTGAGCTAGTCGAGACGACGGCGGGAGACGCTCATGGGCGCTCACAATATCCTGGATCAGCTGATCCAAAAACAGGCCGAACTATCCGGCCTGGTCGCAACGCTGGCGAATGAAGGCCGCGCTGCCAATGAAGACGAGAAGGGCAAGCTGCAGGCCCTGAAGACGGACATCGACGCCATCAAGAGCGGCTGGGAGTCCGACGGCCGGCGCGCCTTCCTGGCGGGCATCGAGCGGAAAGCCCCGCGGGAGGGGATGGTGCTCAAGAGCTCCGAATCCTTCGCTGACGTGTTCAAGGGCGAGTACGATTCCGAGCTGGAAGGTATGAGCTTGGGCCGCATGGTCCGCGGCATCGCCACCGGCAACTGGAAGGGCGCGGAACTCGAATTGAAGACCGCTATGTCCAGCTCCGCGACGGCCGGCGGCTACCTGATCCCCGACGTTCTTTCCACCCGCGTGATTGACCTGGCGCGGAACAAGTCGTTCGTCATTCAGGCGGGCGCGGGAACCATTCCGATGACGACGTCGAACCTGTCCCTGGCCACCGTCGACGGCGACCCGACCGTTGACTGGTACGGGGAAAACGCGACTATCGGCGAGGCGTCTTTGACGTTCGGCCGGCGCCTTTTCACGGCGCGCAAGATGGCCGCGATTTGCCGCGTGTCGAACGAGCTGCTCGAAGACGCGCAGAACATCGATAGCCTGATTCAGTCCACCCTGGCGAATGTCATGGCGCTGGAACTGGACCGCGTGTCGCTGTTCGGCAACGGCGTAGGCGAACCGCTGGGAGTCAACGAGACGAGCGGCGTCAACACGTCGACCAGCGTTGGCACGCCGGCGAGCTATGACAAGTTCGTCGACGCGGTCTATTCGGTCCGCGCCTACAACTACGAGCCCAACGCCGTCATGTACTCCCCCCGCACGGCGCAGACCTTGGCGAAGATGGTCACCGGCCTGGCCAGCGACAAAACGAAGCTGGTACCCCCGGCCGACTTCCTGGCGCTCCAGAAGTATTCCACGAACCAAATCCCCAACACCCTGGGCGGCGGAGCGGAGTCTGTGGCGTTTGTCGGTGACTGGCGTCAGTATGTCATCGGGCTACGCTCCGACATTCGCCTGGAAGTGAGCCGCGTCGCCGGCACGGCGTTCGAGAAGGACCAGACCCTGATTCGCGTCGTTTGGCGTGGTGACGGGCTGCTCCTGCAACCGCGGGCGTTCACCGTCATGAGCGGTATCACGGCCTAATCGAGGTTTCCCATGCTGAGGAAACTATTCAACCGGCTAACCCGGAAGTCCGGCCTGGCGCGTCCCGACAAGTGGTTGAAGGACACGCTGGGCGTCGAGGAATCCTGGGCGGGCGTCGAGATCACGGCGGAGGGCGCGCTAGCGTCCTCTACCGTTGCGGCTTGCGTCCGTCTGCTTTCCGAGTCCGTCGCCAGCCTTCCGTTGCACGTCTACCGGCGCACGGAGAACGGGAAGGTGCGGGCGGCGGATCACCCCCTCTATTCGCTGCTCCATGACAAGCCGAACGCCTACATGACCAGCTACACCTGGCGGGCGCACATGATGACGAGCGTGTTGCTTACCGGCAACTCCTACAACGTCATCGAGCGGGATCTACAGGGCCGCATCATCGCGCTGTGGCCGCTAAATTCCCGCGACGTGACGCTGAAGGCCGAAGACGGGAATCTGTTCTACGAGGTGTACACGCGCGGCGAACGGCGCCGGTACGACTTCGCCGAAGTGCTGCACGTCAAAGGCCCCAGCTTGGACGGGCTGACCGGCTTGAGCATCATCAAATTGGCGCGGCAGGGTATCGGGCTGGACCTGGCCCAAACCCAGTACGGCGCGTCCCTCTACAAGAACAAAGCCCGGCCTGGCCTGATCCTGAAGGCCCCACAATCCTTAGGTCCCGACTCGAAGGACAAGCTGCGGGATGCGTTCTCTGAGAAGTTCTCCGGCGCCTTGAACGCCGGCAAGGTGGTTGTTCTCGAAGGCGGGATGGAGATCGATAAAGTCGGGTTCTCTGCCGACGATAGCCAGTGGCTTCAGAGTCGGAACTTTTCCACGGAAGACGTGGCACGTTGGTTTCGCGTGTCGCCACACATGATTGGATCGCCAACCAGATTAGCCTACGCCAGTGCGGAGTCGGAGTACGTGGCCTTCCTCACCTTGACGCTATCGCCCTGGCTGGTCAATATCCAGAGTGAAATCAACTGCACGTTGTTACCGGATCGGACGACCTTCCTTGTCGAGTTTGATCCGAATGGCGTGTCGCGCGGATCGCAGTCAGAGCGGTACGCGAATTACGAAAAGGGCTTGGGCGGGCCTAACCCATGGCTGACCATTGCGGACGTGAGGGCGTCAGAAAACCTCCCTTTTCTCGAAGGCACCGACCGGCTACCGCAGAAAAAAGAGGTTCAAAATGTTGCTGCATAAATCGCTCGAAATCGAAATCAAGGGCCTTGCCGAAGACGGTACATTCGAAGGCTGGGCGTCGCGCTTCGGGAACGTCGATTCTCAGAACGACATCATTGACCCTGCGGCGTTCGCTGACGACGACGGCAAAGAGATCACCCTTCTCGACAACCATAAGGCAGACGTTGCCGTAGGCGTCGGGACCGTCGAGGTGAGGCCGGAGGGCCTCTGGCTAAAGGGGCGCCTGCTCATCGCCACGCGCGCCGGCATGGACGCTTACCAGCGGATCAAAGGCAACGTCTCGAAGGGCCTGAGCGTCGGCTTCCGGCTCCTGGAATCGATCAAGGAAGGGACCGTCCGGCGCATCACCCGCGCTGCCCTGGCGGAAGTGTCCATTACCAGTTTTCCCGCGAATCCGGCCGCGCTCATCACGGCTGTGAAGTCCGAGCCGAATCCGTACCGCGAACTCCTCAAGTTTTTGTAAATGACCTTCGTGGGCATACTCCCCCACAAGCGGCTAGCCGTCGCCGTGAGCGCGGCTTTCTTCATGTTTGCCTCTGACCCCGCCTGGGAAACTGGGCGGGGATTTTTCGATTTGAAAACGGAACACGACGCGAAGCACTTTGTTTTGCTATTCTGAATGAGAAGTCACGCAGATGCTTTTTCGCACCCTCAACACCAACGGAATCTTTAAGCGCGGGCACTTGGCCGCGCTCTCCGGGTTGAATGTGAACACGCTGGCGACCTACCTACATTTTCTGCACAAGATCAGTCTTCGCAAAACGGAGGAGCGCAAGGCATCACGGTTTACTGGCATCGAAGCGATAGCGGTGGTTCTGATGGCTGAGCTACAACGGGAATGGGACGTCCGGCCGGAAAAGTCGTTCGCAACTGCATATTGGGCGGCCGGTCACTTTGTGGACCAATTCGACAAGAACCTGAAGGGCAAGGGTAATCCGGCGTTCCCAAAGTCGACATTCACCGCGGCGTTTGACCCCGACGAAATGACCGGCATCGTCTCTCAATCCGGCGATGCCTTCATGGAAGCATTCGCCGAACTGATGCCGAGTTACCGCATGGCCGCTGTTATATTCGCCGATCAGCGAACGCACGATATCGCATTCGCCCCGGTGCTTGACCTCTACGAGGTTCTGACTGGAATCGACCTGATCGACATCAACACCAAGGAGTCACGTCGAGATGACGCACCCCACGGATAACACCAGCACTTTGCGTGCTACTCTAGACGGAGAATTCAACATATCCACAGGCCCCACGGTTCCAATACCCGCCGGTAATCATCTTTCACACGAAGGCGGGATTGGAGAGTGGGCAGGGCGTACGGCAAAGGCAAAAGATATGACTAACGAAGGAACCCCTTCGCGTAGTGGCCGCCGGTTGTTGTCTATGGCCGAATTATCGGCCGAATTAGGAATGAGTCGGGCAAGCGTGAGCCGCGCGATAAACGACGGGCTCCCGAATTGCACGATTCTAAAATGCTCCGGGCTGGGGCGCCGGCGGTTCACCACCAGGGAATGGTTGAACGAGTGGATTGAGGAGAACCGCCAATCGTGGCGCAAGGAGAGCAAGCAATGAAAGGCTCTCTCAAGCCCATCAAGAACAGCGCCGGCGTTCTCATGTGGCGCGTTCAGTGGCGCGAACCCGGACACAAGAACCCGACCTCTAAGTTCGTCGGCACCGTGCGGGAGATGACCCGAGCCCAAGCCGAGGCCGCGCGCCGCGCAATCGTCGAACCGCTGAACGCCGGCAAGCCCCAGCGGGCCGCTGGCGTCACCGTCGAGGCATACGTCCGCGACGAATACCTTGCAAGCCGCGATTGGAAGCTATCGACCGAAGGCACGACGACCGACATCATCGAGCGGTACATTCTGAAGCCAATCGGGAAGCGGCTACTGGCGGAGGTGACCCGGGCGGAGCTACAAGGGCTTCTGAACGACATCATCGGCCGCGCTGGGAAGAGCATCATTGACCGCGTCCGATTCCAGTTGAAGGCAATCTATGAGCTTGCCCAAGCTGACGGGCGCGTCGTAGTGAATCCGGCCGGCGCCCTGCACACTCCGCGGGCGGCGGAGAAGCGCGTTGCTCCCGAGATCGGCGACCGGGAGGCCGTGGCGAAGGCAATCATGGCTCTGCCGGTGCGGGAGCGGCTGTTCCTGGCGCTGGCGTCCTGGCGTGGAATACGACCCGGTGAAATCGCGGCGCTCAAAGTCGGTGACATTCGGGATGGGGTGATCCACGTCACCCGGCGTGTGTACCGCGGCGTCGTCGACTCACCGAAGACGGAAAAGGGTACGCGGGAGATCCCGGTGGAATCACTGGCGGACCTGCTGAACGAACACCTGGCGACGCTCCCCGATGCTTCCCCGGCGGCGTGGTTGTTCCCGTCCGAGAATGGCAAGACGCCGATCAGCGCCAGCAACCTGTACCGTCGACGGCTGAAACCTGTCCTGGAGGCGGCCGGCCTGAAGCGGTTCAATTTTCAGGCGATGCGCGCGACGTTCAACACCATGTACGCCGAATCCGAGCCTGATGCAAAGGTGCGGGCCGATGTGATGGGGCACAACGTCGACGTGAACGAACAGATTTACCGGCAGACCAGCAAGCCGCAGCGCGGGGAATCCATCCGCAAGCTGGACGGTAAAATACAATGAGGAATTTTCTGGGAACGACTGCGAACAGCAACGGCTGCGACCGCGTT